AATCAATAAAGTTAAAACGTTTATTGAAACTAACGATGTACCTAATCTATTGTTTCACGGTAGAGCAGGTGGCGGTAAGACAACAATAGCAAAGATCATTGTCAATTCGATAAATTGTGATTATCTATATATCAATGCTTCGGATGAACGTAATATTGATTTGGTTCGAGACAAGATTAAAAACTTTGCTTCTAGTGCTGGCTTCAATCCGTTAAAGATTGTTATCCTTGATGAGAGCGATTATTTAACGCCAGTTACCCAGGCAGCACTCCGTAATCTAATGGAAACGTTCTCATTATATACTAGGTTTATCTTGACTGCGAATTACCCGGAACGAATCATTGAACCACTGCAGAGTAGGTGTCAACTGTATCACCTAGTTCCTCCATCCAAAAAGGATATCGCAATAAAGATGGCTAACATATTGCAGAAAGAGAATGTAACCTTTGTTCCGGAAGATCTTGCAATGGTAATTAATGCTTCCTATCCGGATATCCGTAGGATACTAAATACACTGCAACAGTATTCGATTGGAGGTAAATTTGAATTGGATAAGACATCTGTGATTGAAAGTAATTATCAGATGCAAATATTAGAATTACTCAAATCCTCTGATAAGAAAACATGTTTTCAAGAGATACGGAGACTGTTGAGTTCTACGGGAAGTAATTCCTTTTCCGATATATACGGGTTCTTGTATGATAATGTTGATTCGTATGCTACAGGTAATGTTGCTTCAGTGATTTTGGCATTGGCTGAATCGCAGATAACTGAACCTACTGCGGTTGATAAAGAATTACATGCAATGGCTCTTTTTATTAACATATTAAATATTATAAAATGACAGGTGGAAACCAACAAATGAACCTAAATTTAGATTTAGGTAAGATGCCTACCATAGAATGCGTTTGCGGTAGCTTCTTTTTTAAGAATGTAATGATGCTTAAGCAAGTGAGTAGGCTGGCAATAGGCGCCGAAAAGGATGCAATAGTTCCGATTCAAGTGTTCCGTTGTGACGATTGCGGAAATATTGCAGTAGACCTATTACCTAAAGAAATTCAGAGCATGTTCAGAGATGAAGAAACAGACAGCAGTACAAAAATCAGCCTCGAGCCTTAAGACAGCATCAATAATCGATTTCATCAACTACTTGACCGTAGAGAAGAAACCGTGGGATCAATTGACTGAAACCGATAAAAAGGCTTTCAGTCCCTTTATGATTAACCGCTGGCTTTCGATGAGTATGGATTATGTTGAATTGGTAGCAATGTTACAAAAGTATACTATGACTGTATTAGATAAAGAAATGGTATATAGATTGTATTTAGATTTGTTACCAAAACAGAAGATATATCTGAAGTATATAAAGAAAGAAACTTCCAAAGATTATCAGGATGGACTTGTAGAGTTACTAAAAGATTATTATCTTATAAGTAGGAAGGATGCTATTCAGTATTTGGATATTTACTTCTCAACGGTTGATAGGAAGAATGAATTGAAAGAGTTGATTGCTAAGTTTGGGAAGACAGAAAAAGAAATTAAAAAGTTACTAGAATGAAAGAATCAATAAATCACCCTGCACATTATGGCGGTGCAGACAATACATACGAGGCTATCAAAGTAATTGAAGCCTGGCAATTAGACTTTTGCTTGGGTAATGTTGTTAAATACATTTCCCGGGCCGGTAAAAAGGACCCTACAAAAGAATTGGAAGATCTTAAGAAAGCTGCCTGGTACTTGGATAGGCGCATACAGCAATTATCAAAATAATTTGGTTATTACAATTTAATTCTATATCTTAATAGAATGAAGACCATATTCGACGTTAATACCACACAAATAGAAGAAGGCGTGGCTAGAATATCATACTCGCAATACGCAATGTATTCCCGTTGTCCGAAACAATGGGAATTGTGCTATGTAAAGAAACATAAGGTTTCTGAGCCGAATATCAATTTGACATTTGGATCTGCCTTCCATGAAACGTTACAGACATGGTTAGATACTGTATTCAATAAGAGTATCAAGTTAGCATCACAAATGAATCTGCCAAACCTATTGCAGACCAATATGATGCGAATCTACAAAGAGGAAATGGATAAATTCGGTCAACATTATTCCAGTCCTGCAGAGTTAGCCGAATATTATGAAGACGGTGTTGCGATACTAGAACATATAACGAAGAAGCGTTCTGCATACTTTCCTAGCAAAGGATATAAACTGATTGGTATTGAGATGCCATTAAATATCCGTGTCCGTGAAGATTATCCTAAGGTTCGTTTGATTGGATTTATGGATTTAGTTATCTATAATGAAAACTCAGATACATATACTATCTACGACATCAAGACTAGTTATATGGGTTGGAAGGATAATGCTAAGAAGGATAAGACAAAAACTTCTCAGTTAGTTCTGTATAAAGAGTATTTCAGTCGTCAGTGGAATTTGAATCCGGATAAAGTTGAGATTGAATTCTTTATCGTTAAACGTAAGATATTACAGGAATCTGTCTTTCCTCAGAAACGAGTACAGGAATTTACTCCGGCATCCGGATCCGTTACTAGAAAGAAGTTAGTAAAATCGATTGAACAGTTTGTTGCTGATTGTTTCAGTCCGGATGGCAGTTACAATGTAGATAGGGAATATCCTGCAATTGCAGGTCCTGCAAATGTAAATTGTAAGTATTGTGAATTTAAGGATAAACCGGATTTGTGTCCGGCAAAGAGCCGTATAAAAGTTTTATTATCATGAAGATCGGAATGATAGGTTCACTGAACTATACTAATGCATCGAAGGTAAAGGAATTCCTAATGATACTTCGAGACTCATTTGATTCTGAATTAGTGATTGTATCGGGAGGTAGTAAATTAGGCGTGGAGCCAATCGTTAAAAAATTTGCTCTACAGTTTGGTATTAATTATATGGAATTTAATCCTGCATTTACTCCATACAATCTTTACTCAGCAATGCCGGAAAACTATTATAGTAAACCGCGTCATGGAAGTCACTATTTACATAGGTATCTGTTGTTAGCCACAGCAGTAGAAAAACTTATTATATTCTCCAATCCTGGAGAGGATGTTTCCTTTTATAATATTCCTATTGGTAGGATGAAAAAGAGAGGAAAATCCTTTGTTATTGTTAACTAATTATTTATATTCGTACTATGGGATCATTATTATTATTTCTTGTATTGGTAGCAATCTATTTCCTACCATCGTTTGTTGCATATGAAAAATCATTCGGCACACAGGTATTCGTTCTTAACTTTTTCTTAGGTTGGACCTTTATCGGTTGGGTTATTGCATTGGTGTGGGCCTTAAAGGTTGAAAAGCAATGATTCGAAAATTTTTACTCTATGCAGCAAAGTGGCAATTGGGAACTATAATCACAGTTCCGATGCTATACTTATTTGTAGACATTCTTCATCTCAGTTATTTATGGTCTACTATATGCTTTAACTTCGTGGGAGCACTTATCTTTTTTCCTATAGATCTATGGATTTTCCGCAAAAAAGATAAGAATGTCGATAATTATTAAAAAGGTTATATAGTTTTATGCAACAGTTACAATTACCGAAACTTCGGAAAGTTGATCCGAATACACCGAAAAAGAAAAAAATATTACTACTATCTGATGATTTGCGTTTACATAGCGGCATCGCTACTATGTCACGTGAATTTGTTACAGGTACTGCGCATTGGTTTGATTGGGTACAGGTAGGTGCAGCAATCAACCATCCTGATAAAGGAAAAGTGTTTGATATATCAGAAGCAGTAAACAAAGAACGTGGTATTACTAACGCTAACATTAAAATCTATCCGAATGATGGATATGGAAATGACGCCTTAGTTCGTGAATTGGTTCATTTAGAAAAACCAGATGCAATTATCATCTTCACAGATCCTAGGTATTGGGTATGGTTTTTCCACATGGAACATGAATTACGACAGCAGATTCCGATTATCTATTATAATATTTGGGACGATGTTCCGTATCCCTTCTGGAATGAAAATTTCTATGAATCATGTGATATGTTATTGAATATCTCTAAACAAACCAATAACATTGTTAAGAACGTGGTGCGTAAAAATCCTAAGCCGGATTGGGCCATTCAATATGTACCACATGGAATTAACGAGAAGCAATTCTTCCCGATCGATGAAACCCACCCACAATGGGAAGAGTATCAGAAGACTGTGTTCGAAGTTAAGATTAAAAACAATGTTGATTTTGTAGTTTTCTGGAACAATAGAAATATACGACGTAAACAGCCTGGGGATGTAATATTAGCATACAAAACATTCTGCGATAAGCTAACTCCAGAACAGGCTTCAAGGGTTGCATTGTTTATGCACACCCAGCCGGTAGATGGAAATGGTACTGATTTATTGGCAGTACAGCGTGCTATCTGTCCTGATTATAAAATCATTTTTAGTGACAAGCCGGTACCGCCACACGCTATGAATTATTACTATAACCTGGCAGATGTGACGCTTAATATTGCTAGTAATGAAGGCTTCGGCTTATCTGGTGCAGAGTCACTGATGGCAGGTACTCCTATCATCAATAATGTTACTGGCGGATTACAAGACCAATGTCGCTTCGAGGATGAGAACGGAAACTGGATCGAATTCGATACTGAGTTTTCAACCAACCACACGGGTAAATATAAGAAGCATGGTATTTGGGCTAAGCCGGTATTTCCTTCCAATCGTAGTTTGCAGGGATCACCGGAGACTCCCTATATATTTGATGACCGAGTTTCATTCACGGATGTTGCTGATGCAATAAAATATTGGTATGATATGAGTCCGGATGAAAGACACTTGGCAGGATTAGCAGGCAGAAGTTGGGTCGTTAGTGAAGAGAGTGGTATGTCATCGTTTGAGATGTGCAATCGTTTTAAACTTAACATTGAAAACTGTTTTGCTAATTGGACTCCTAGAAAACGCTTTGCTGTATATAAGGCAAGCAAGTCTACACCTATCAAAAATAATGGAATTGTTATATGAAGAAAACTATTTATTTACAATCGCCGGTAAGTACTAGGTCGGGATACGGTGCACATGCACGCGAAATTGCTCTAGCACTTTTAGAATTGGCGGATTACGATGTAAAGTTTATATCGTTGCCATGGGGCAATACTCCGATGACCGCATTGGACGAACCTAAGTATGCAGAGATTAAACGTAGGATTATTTTCGGTGAAGTGCCGAAACCGGATATCTTTATTCAGCTTTCTATTCCAAATGAGTTCCAACCATTAGGAAATTATAATATCGGTATTACGGCTGGTATTGAGACGGACGTATGTTCTCCTGAATGGATTGAAGGTATGAATAGGATGAATGAAGTCATTGTTACTTCTGAACATTCAAAGCTAGTATTTGATAATGTATCATACGATAAGGTAGACAACAATACTAAGCAGGTAATAGATAAATTGAAAGTAAATGTTCCAATGACAGTACTGTTTGAGGGATGTGATGTTGATATCTATAAATCTATTACCCGTGCTGAATTGAATAAGGATGTAGCAGCTGAAATTGATTCAATACCGGAAAAGTTCGTATTCCTATCAGTAGGCCATTGGTTACAGGGAGAGTTAGGTGCTGATAGGAAAGATTTAGGCATGCTGGTAAAGACTTTTATTGAAACATTTAAGAATGAACCTAAAGAATCTAGACCGGCATTACTGTTGAAAACTAGTGGGGCAACCTTCTCAATTATCGACCGAGAAGATATTATGCGAAAGATAACATTTATTATGGATAGTTATCCAGACTCACCGAATGTTTATCTACTGCATGGTGATTTAAGTGATACTGAAATGAATTCATTGTACAATCATCCTAAGATTAAAGCAATGGTTTCATTCACACATGGTGAGGGATTTGGTAGGCCGTTCTTAGAATTTTCAATGGTAGGAAAACCTATCATGGCTCCGGATTGGTCTGGACACAAAGATTTCCTAAGTAAGAATTTTGTAACGTTACTCCCGGGAGAATTGAAACCGGTTAGTAAGAGTGCAACTAATCAATGGATTCTAGAAAATTCCAGATGGTTTGTAGTGAATTACCCATATGCTTCTGGTATCATGAAACATATGTACTTTAATTATGATTCGTATTTGGATAAAGCACAGAAGCAGAAACAGTATGCGTTAGCTAACTTCACTATGGAACGAATGAATGCTGAAGTGAAACGAATTATTGATACGGTAGGAAGCCGAATTCCACAACGTGTTCAATTACAATTACCTTCACTAAAGAAGGTGGAACAGCCTAAAAAGATTGAATTACCTAAATTAAAAAAGATAGAAAATGTTTGATAAATTAAGTAATGAATACGATGAGGTATCACCAATAACAGGTAACAAGTGTGTATTGTGTGAAGCCGATCCGAACAACGGAATGGAACATCGTCTCTGTATGGAGTCTGGTTACACTAACCATACTTCCTGGGTTGAGGGTTCTGAGGAGCTAAATAGGTTCGATTCTAGCGTAACATCGCTGATGCGTGACCTTAAGCATAAGGACTCTGCTGGCAGCGTGTGGTATCCGCTATCAATATCGACACAGAAATTAATATTCTACCCTGCCGGATCCTTACAGGAGTGGGGCTGGATGCTAACGCCTGTTAAAGAGCTTAGTGAGGAAGAGCGAGTTAAGTATCCGGTACCGGGAAAGGAAGGCGTATTCTACGATCGAATTTTAGATTTTGAAAAATCAGAAGTATTTACTCCTGAACAGTTCCCGGATGCATTTGCTAGATTCTACGATTGGTTATATGAAACAGAAAAATAATATAAAGATATCGTATGCAATTACTGTATGTAATGAATTACAGGAAGCAGTACGACTGATTGATTTATTGCACACGCATAAGCGTGGTACTGATGAAATCTGCGTACTCTTAGATAAACCAAAGGCTTCTCCCGAGTTAGAGAATTATCTTATTCGATGTGAAGACGCCGGCTGGATAGTTTTGCGTGAGGATGTTTTCGATCATGATTTTGCTGATTGGAAGAATATATTGAACAGTATGTGTACAGGCGATTATATTTTTCAAATTGATGCAGACGAATATCCTAACCCGACACTAATAGAAAATTTACCTGTAATCCTACAATCCAACCCAGATGTAGATTTATATATGATTCCTAGAATCAATACAGTATCTGGATTAACGGATGCACACGTACAGAAGTGGGGCTGGTTTGTTAATGAACGCGGCTGGGTAAATTTTCCGGACAGTCAGTCTAGAATATACAAAAATATTTCTTATATTAGGTGGGATGGAAGAGTACATGAACGTATAACCGGGTTCAAGAAGTATACGATGCTTCCTCCAAGTGAAGAATTCTGTTTATATCATCCAAAGACAATAGAAAGACAGGAAAAACAAAATGACTATTATGAAACGTTATAAGGTAGGAATTATAGGAAATGGGTTTGTGGGTGAATCATTAGCATTCGCTTTCAGTCCAACGGCTGATGTTCGTGTATATGACATCAATCCATTACGTTCATCGCATACATTAGCAGAAGTATATGAAGCTGATTTCGTATTCGTATGTGTACCCACGCCAATGAAAAGTAACGGCGAACAGGATTCTTCATATATTGAAACGGTTTTTGAAACTGCAGTACCTGGGCCTATCTATATTATTAAATCGACTATTTTGCCGGGTACTACCGACTATTTACAATCTAAATATCCCGACTTAAAAATAGTATTCAGTCCGGAATTTTTAACTGAACGTACTGCTAAGTTAGACATGATGACTCAAGCACGTATAGTATTCGGAGGAGATCCGGATCTCACAGAGCGTGTAGAAGATCTATTCACTCAGCGTTTTATGAAACGAAACTTTATTCATACGGATGCGGTTACTGCCGAACTTATAAAATACATGAATAATACTTTCTTCGCCACAAAAGTATCTATTATGAATGAATTTAAACGTTTATCAGACGCACTGGGTGCCAATTGGCCGACTGCATTAGCAGGATTCGCTGCTGATGGTAGAATTGGTGATTCACACTTGCACGTACCGGGTCCGGATGGTAAATTAGGATATGGTGGTACTTGTTTTCCGAAAGATGTCAATGCTTTGATTTCATTAGGTAAAAAACTAGGTACTCCCATGAATACTTTAGAAGCCGGTTGGAAAACCAATTTAGAAGTGAGACCTGAACAGGATTGGACAGAACTCGCAGGCCGTGCAATTAGTTTCAATGATGTCAATAACATATGATTTTTTTACGTATATACGATAACGTCGCATACAATATAGGAGATGTAGATAAATTAGGTTTTCCTAAATCGGATCCATCTTTTATACCAGATGACTATCTAAATAGAAAAGAATTCGTTGTAATGCGTTCCTGTTTCGGTATTGGTGATTGGGGCATCATTACAGCAATGCCTAGGTTATTAAAACGTAAATATCCTGATTGTAAGGTATATATACCTTCGGTTAGTTTATTAGAAAGTTTGTTCGGTAAACGAGGTTTGTTTGATACCACATATGAAGATGTATTATCATTATTTGAAAATAATCCGTATATAGATGGTAACGTGATGAAAGTAGAGGGCGATATATTTCACGATCATTATCGTATTTATGATGATCTCGATACCAATGTACCGATATTAGAACAGATGTTAGATTTTTGGCAATTTTCTGAGGATGAACGATTAGATTCTATGCCCGAATTGTATTGGAGCGATGCTGAGAAGAAACTGGGCGATGAAATAATACGTACTTACATTGGTCAGGAAACGTATGGCGCGTTGTTACTTTCAAATCGATTTGGAACACAATTCGGTAAACATGATGAAATTGCTACAATAAACGATACAGAAAAAATTTCTAAGCTATTAAATGAACATACGTATCCCTACATATATTGGACATACAAACCATTAAACGAAACTCCATTCGATTTCATCGATGGTATATTAGATATGCACAATATGCCATTACGTATACAATTATATCTTAAATCTAAGGCTCGGGTGAATATAGCAAATCAATGCGGTACTAATCACCTTGTAGTTCGATATTCTAAGGTATATGAAGTCAAACGACAGAAAATTTTAAGTGGAAATTTTGTACGAGGTATAACGTATTTATGAATAAGATTGTAATATATACTTCTATTTTCGGTAGGTATGATACGTTATATGATATATCATACTTCCCGCCTGGTTGTGATTTTGTATGCTTCACAGATACTGATATACTAGCCGCCGGTTGGGAAATTATTAAGGTTCCTAGATTATATATAGACAACACTAGAAATGCCAAACGTTATAAAATACTACCGCATAAGTATCTAAAAAAATATGATATTAGCATTTATATCGATGGTAATTTTTCTATTATCGGTAATCCGAATGAATTGGTTGATGCATATTTAGCGAATGCAAATGCTGCTTTTTTCGATCATTCAGCAAATGCTTTAGATCCTAGAAATTGTATTTATCAAGAGGCTTCTTTTATAATAGATGCTGGGTATCGAAACTACAATATTCGGCCCGATAGACGGGAACTATGTTTCAAGGACGATCCCAACATAGTACAAAAACAAGTCGATAAATATATGCGAGATGGTTATCCACCTAATAATGGATTAATTTCCGGAGGAATTATATTACGTAGACATAACGAAAACGATTGTATTAATACAATGAATTCTTGGTGGCAAGAAATAGAATATTTTTCTAAACGAGACCAACTAAGTTTTAATTATTGCGCGTGGAAATCTAATTTTAATTTTAATTACATACCCTACGATATACGTAATAACGGTTATTTCGTACATACGGGTCATACAGGTAAACGATAATACACATGAAAAATATAGTTTTTATTCCATTTATTGAACGAGAAACATCTATTACCAATATATCGGGTATAGGAAAATCCGGTAGAACGGATGGATATCTTCACGGTATTGAATCCTGGAAACGTTGGTGCAAAAAGAACGATTGTGAACTAGTAATTATGGATCAGTTATTGATGCCCGAATCTGACATGCTCATTACCTGGCAGCGTTGGTACGTTTTAGATATATTAGAGTACAATAATATTGAATATGATCAAGTTTTAATAGTAGATGCAGATTCTATAGTACACCCAGATTGTCCTAATTTCTTTTCTATGACCGAGGGGAAGTTTTCAAGTCCATTGAGTGATGGTGATTACGAATGGGTCAATAGAGCAATTAAGGGTTATTCAAAAATGTTTTTTGGCAAGGAAAGGTGCATTAAGAGTTATGAATTTTTTCAAACCGGGTTTGTGATTGTAAACAAAACACACAAAGAATTCCTAACTAAATGTATGAGCTGGTATCATCAAAATAAAGAAAAAATAATCGAGTCGTACGATGTTCTATTAACGGGTAGTGATATTGCATTAATGAATTGTTTACGTAAGGAATTCGATGTTGAATTAAATATCTTACCTAAGGAGTATGGTTTGATGGATTTAGCTCGTAAAAACTTATTATATATAGCACGTAACTGCTGGTGGTCAGATGATTTATCAGATGCATATAATTCTGGGTGGGTTTATCAGTTTAACGCAATACCGCAAAACGAGTTAGGTAGAACTAGAAGTTATTTTATGCAACGTTTTTTTAACGAATTATATGGAAACATTTAAACCAATTGTATTTATAACCGGTATTACCGGCGGTCTGGGGAATTCTTTATACGAAGAAGCGGTATTTAGAGGCATACCGGTTTTCGGTCAATCGACTAAGATGAATTCAGATAACATTGTGCAGGCTGATTTTTCTGATGTTTCTAATCTAGAACGTTTCGATAGTTTTTTTGATGTGAATAACATTAATTGTTTAATTAACAATTCCGCAATATATTCAAACACAGAATTTACACAACTAGAGTGCCACGATATTATAGATATGGTTAATGTAAATTTAACGGCGCCTATAATATTAACTAAATACTTTTATTCCCATTTGGTTAGAAAAAATAAACATGGTATATTAATCAATATAAATTCATTAGCAGGAAGATATCCAAATTATAATGAATCTGTCTATTGCTCAACCAAATTCGGATTGTCTGGATTTAGTACTTCATTATCTATTAACCAAAAAAATTCGAATATTAGGGTGATTGATTGTTATATTGGTGCTATGAAGAGTAACATGACAAAAGGAAGATATAACTATGATAATTTAATGGATACTGAAGATGTTTCTAAATTTATTTTCAATTTAATAACGGAACAAATTAATTACAACATATCATCAATTGAACTGAGGAATACAAAATGAAAGCAGTAGTTTTAGAAAGATTAAATAGTGAACTGACTGTTGCTGATGTCGAACTGACTAAATTGCAATACGGACAAGTATTAGTTAAAAATATAGTGAGTGGATTGTGTGGAGCACAGCTGCAGGAAATTGCCGGATTAAAAGGCAATGCTAATTTTTTACCGCACTTGATGGGACATGAGGGATGCGGAATTGTACAGGAAACCGGGCCCGGAGTTAATACAGTAAGGGTTGGTGATAAAGTAGTTATGCACTGGCGTAAGGGAGATGGTATTGAATCTCCTTTTCCTAAATATGTATTTGATGGGAAGGAAATATCCAGTGGTAAAGTAACTACACTCAGTGAATATTCTATAGTTTCAGAAAATAGATTGACTGCGGTACCACATGATACTCCTAATGAATTGTGTGCTTTATTAGGATGTGGCTTAACTACTGCATTGGGAGTGATAACCAATGAAGCTGAGATTAAGATGGGTGAAAGTGTAATGATTATCGGCGCTGGCGGCGTAGGTTTGAATCTAATTCAAGGAGCAAAATTAGTCAGTGCATATCCAATAGTAGCTGTAGATATTGTAGAAGAAAAACGATCATTGTGCTTCTCAGTAGGTGCTACTCGTTTTATTAATTCAAAAATAGAAAATATAGAAAATAAATTTGATGTTATTATAGATACTACCGGAATTCCGGAAGTTATATCGAAAGCAATTACATGTTTATCCGGTACCGGTAGGTTGATATTAGTTGGTCAGCCAAAGCCCTCGCAGGAAATAGCGATTATGGATGCTAATAAGTTATTTGATGGTTCAGGAAAAACTATCAAAGCAACTCAAGGTGGAAAAACTAATCCTGTAGATGATATTCCTCGATACATCAAACTTTATAATTCGGGGTTACTAGATATTTCGAAAATTATAACTCACAGACTCGATTTAAATCAAATTAATGATGCTGTTGCGTTACTAAAATCGGGTATGGCTGGAAGAATAATTATAACTATAAATACTGACATATGAGAAAACAATGGACAAAAGAAGAACTGATTTCCTTTGAGAATCGGATTGGTGATTTATACATGGATAATAAATTACCGTTTTTATTTCATTTATCGGGAGGTAATGAAGAACAATTAATTGAAATCTTTAAAGATATTAAAGAAGGTGATTATGTAATTTCAAATCATCGAAGCCACTACCATGCACTTTTGCATGGAATACCACCGGAGGTTGTAGAGGATAGAATTTTAAATGGTCGTAGTATGTTTATTTACGACAGGCAACGGAATTTCTTCTGTTCTGCGATTATCGGCGGCACTCCTGCAATCGCAGCCGGTATTGCTTGGGCTCTTAAACGTAAAGGTTCTGATAAAAAGGTTTGGTGTTTTATCGGTGACGGTACGGAAGATAATGGTCATACGTATGAAGCCATACGATATGTAGATGGTTTCGATTTGCCGTGTAAGTTTATTATTGAAAATAATAATCGATCCGTAGAATCCACAAATGCGGAACGTTGGGGCAAAACTTCGAATTATGAATGGAATTCTCCCTCAGTATTCAAATATCAGTATGATATTACATATCCACATGCTAGAAAACCGGGCATGATAGATTTATCTAAAGCAAGGGCTAAGAGTGATGACGAATATTTTCCAACTATACAGTATGAAAAATATCCGGATTTTTCCGAATTAGACGGCTTAGAAATTTCATACAAAAATGCAATGATAGATGCCATGACTGAATTGGGATCCGATAAAAATACCATTTTCATAGGATATAATGTTTTGAAGGGCGATGCTATGGGTACTTTAAAAAATGTACCGCCGGATCAAAAATTAGAAACGCCGGTTGCCGAAAATCTTATGTCCGGATTAGCAATTGGAATGTCATTTGAAGGATTTAAGCCGGTGTTGTATTTCGAAAGACATGATTTTATGTTAGTTGCCGCTGACGCTATCGGCAATCACATTGATAAAATCGAGCGCGTTTCTCACGGTGAATACAAAGTACCCGTGATCATTAGGGCAGTAGAAGCTTTTGGTGGTCCGTTTTATTCCGGACCGACTCACCACCAAGATTTTACTGCGGTCTTAAAGGAATTGGTTGATTTCCCCGTATTGGATCCAGTAACCGGAACTGAAGTATTGAAAGCATTTAAGGGTGCTAAACAGAGTAATAGGCCCGCAATTATAATCGAAAGAAAATCTAGGTACTAATGAGAGATGTATTGGTGATAGGTGATAGTTGTAGGGATGTTTTTGTTTATTGTGACACGAGCAGATTATGTCCCGATGTACCGGTACCGGTGCTTAATATTGTTGACCAGATTGAGAATTTTGGAATGGCAAAAAACGTACAACGTAATATCCTCACCAAAATAGAATCATGCGATTTAATCACTAATACTAATTGGCAATACATCACTAAGACTAGATATGTACACCAAAAAACCAATCATACTTTTTTTAGAGTAGATACTACGCATGATATAAAACCTATCAATCTCAATGATATAAACTATAACGACTATAGAATTATAGTAATATCAGATTATGATAAGGGGTTTTTATCTGAATCCGATATTGAAATAATTTGTAACAATCATGACTGTGTATTTATCGATACTAAAAAAATTCTGGGAAGTTGGATAAATAAAGCAAAATTCATTAAGATAAATAACCATGAATATCAGCGTTCTAAAAATCATATAACTTCAGAGATACGTAATAAGATTATACAGACGATGGGAGGTGATGGTTGCGTGTTTCAATCAAAACGATACAGGGTTAAAGAATCGGAAGTTAAAGATTCTACAGGAGCGGGTGATTCGTTTTTAGCCGCATTAGTAGTCTGTTATGTAAAAACGAATGATATCTACGAATCAATTAAATACGCAAATGATTGCGCCTCTGAAGTAGTAAAACATAGGGGCGTTACTTTAATATGAATATACATTTAAATGTTTTTAAAACCTAATTAAATTCACCCAATAAAAGTAAATAGATTGAAAGCGTGTAGATATTTTAAGGGCGATCGGCCATGCAAATATTATTGGGTCGATAGATCCTGGGATTGTAAAACGTGTATGCATTATAATCCGCATTCACATCGAATACTTCTAATTAAATTGGATGCCATCGGAGATGTTATTCGTTCTACTCCAATAGCGGAGGGAATAAAAAAGAAATATCCGGATTCACATCTTACTTGGTTAACAAAATTTGAATCTAAATTTTTCATTGAAAATAATGAATATGTTAATAGGATAATGTTTTATAATGATGAGACGGTCCGTATTTTACAGGTAGAAGAATTTGACATTATAATCAATTTAGACAAAGATGCGAAAGCAACATCGCTAATGTCTATTTTTAACGGTAAGGAATATTTGGGTTATGGTTTATCTTCTAATGGACACCCCATACCTTTAAATATGGAAGCTGAGTATCAATACAACATTTGTTTAGATAATTGGGGCGCTAAACAATCCAATACCAAAACGTATATTGAAATGTTATTTGATATTTCTAAACTTTCGTATGATAACGAAAAACCTTTATTGGTATTCAATGAAATCAAAAGACAAACGTTTGTTAATGAATTCCTTCTGCAACATAATCTTGATTCGAAATCTAGAATTATCGTACTAAATACGGGATGCGGTCCTGTGTATCCACACAAAAAATGGACACTAGAAGGTTACAGAGAATTAATTTCTAAATTAATAGAAGACCCAAAAAATATACTTATACTGACAGGTGATGTACATGAGCGCGAGCGTAATGCAACGTTATACCAGGAGTATTCTTCATACAATATCATTAATACTACTGAATCGTATAACATCGAAGAATTCTGTTACCTACTATCATTGAGTGATATTGTAGTTACCGGTGACACGATGGCATTGCACGTAGCGATTGCTTTAAATAAAGGAATAATTGCTTTTTTTGGACCGGGACCTCACGCTGAAACGGACTTGTTTGGTTTGGGCAGCAAAATGATTCGTAAAGAATTACCGTGTCTAATGTGTCATGATCAATTTGTATGTCCCTATAATGGCAGATGCATGACATTGATTACCGCATCTGATGTATACACAGAATTACAACCAATTATTTTGAAATTAGGAAAATAATCGTTATATTCATATCATGAACATAGAAATCATTTTCGCAGAATTTGGGCGCCGGCAAAATAATAATAAAATTGATTTTAAAATGCCTAGGCTAGACCCTACATATAGTTCTATTAAAAGATATTTTCCTGAAGCTAAATGTATATTGTACACTGACCAGAACGATCTAAATGAAGTATATCCTGATATTGAAATACGTTTAATTGATGAGAATAATACTCCGTTCAATCGAAAGCATAAATATTGGGGGTGGTTTTGTTGTGATTTTTATCAAATAAGCGGGTTGCTTGAATCGAAAGCAGATATCGCTATTTCAATGGATTCTGATTTGATGTTTACGTCTGATCAGGTAACGACGTTATTACCGATAACTAAAAAATTCGGAGTCTGTGTTCCCATTAATGAACGGCAGTTAGTTAAAGTAGATTCAATACATACTAGGGGCAATAATGGAGATTATCACATTGGGGAAGATGAAAGTCTAGGAAATATACTGACATATGATTTATGGTGGACTAGTTTCGATACTTCCAATGACCGAGCAAGAAAATATTTAGAAGAAGTTAAAATACAAATGTCAGAAAAACATAAACACGTTCGAGCTCCATTACATATGAGCCGAGCTGCTTGGGAAACTGGTATATATCCCTACTCGATGCCGATACAATGGGGCGTGGGCAACGGCCATATTGGATGTAAAAATGAAATTATCCTCCATGTAGGCCATATTAATGTACAAAATTATTATTTACAATCTAGGATTTCATAACATGAAAATAGTAGGCTTTCACAGCGGACATGATTCGTCCTATTCAGTATTAGAAAATGGAGTACCTAAAGTACACATTGAGATGGAACGTTATACGAGACGTAAAAATGCTACCGAAAATTCAATGGATGCTTTTTTAGAAAAGGACCCGGATGCATCGACTGTAATTCATATGACAACCCACCGTGGTGGCGGTATGTCGTTAAATAATTACATGGATTCATATAATAAATTAGAAGATATGATACATGCTCGTGATGGGATTGCGTATATAACCGGCCACCATCAAGCACATGCAGCGAATGCTTTTTTTACGAGTAATTTTCGGGATGCTTTGGTTGTAACTATCGATGGTGGGGGAGTAGATTATAAGGATGGAAGTCCGCACCATAAAAAAAATATTGATAAGGAAGACCCTAAAAGTTTTAGAACCTGCACTACAGTTTGGATCGGAAAAGAAAATAAAATCGAACCTGTAGATTTCATATCGAGTGCAAACATTAATATCGGTTTTTATTGGGCGAATTGTACTAGTAAAATATTTGGGTTGGGTACTTGGAGAGACCCCAGAGGTGACCAGGCCGGTACGGTGATGGGTATGGCTGCATTAGGTAATCCGGATAAATATTCTGAATATTTTAAAAATATACATGACTTAACCATGCATCGCAATTGGGGACCTACCGATTATAGTTTTTTGAAAAAAGAAGCGGATGCATCCGAACAAAATAAATTTGATATTGCAGCTTCGTTACAACGTGAAACTGAAATATTGATTAAAAATATATTAACTGTATACATTGATAGATACCAACCTAAGAATTTATGTTTGTCTGGTGGTGTAAGTTTGAACTGTATTGCTGTAGGTAAAATACTTGAATGGTTCCCTGAAATTAACGTATTCTGCGATCCTATACCATATGACGGTGGTCTATCTTTGGGATCTTCTAGATATCTATGGCACCACGTACTAAATAACCCTCGCCAGTATGATAGCCCACAAAATCAAACTCCATATTTAGGTTATTTATATTCTAAAGAAGAGGTAGAAAGTGCTATAAATAAATATTCAACTGTTGTAGAAATACAGACCGCTACTGATGATTTTGTAATCGATGAATTGATAAACAAAAAAATAATATCAGTTTTTGGCGGGAGGTCCGAGTCCGGTCGTAGAGCTTTAGGTAATCGAAGTATTATTGCAGATCCTAGATATATTGAAACTAAGGATATCGTGAATGATCGTGTGAAACATAGACAGTGGTTTAGGCCATTCGCGCCGTCGATTTTGCGTGAAGAAGTAAAGGAGTGGTTTAAATACGATGTCGACAGTCCCTATATGAGTTTTGCAATACCATTCAAAGATGATAAAAAACATTTAGTGCCCGCGGTTATTCATTTCGATGGTACTGCTAGGCTTCAAACCGTTACGGAATCTAGTAATTACTGGTATTATAATTTTATCAAAAAATTTAAAAGTAAAACGGGAGTACCTATTCTCTTAAATACCAGTTTCAATGATAGAGAGCCGATTGTAGAAACGCCGGAACATGCCATAAATTGTTTTTTAAATACTAATATAGATTATTTATATTTTACTGACTTCAAAATACTTTTATACAAAAAATGATGGATTCGCTATACACGTTGGCAGTGAAGCATGGTGCTGACAAGGCATCATTAGGTTACATACGCCATTATGAATCACGGTTTGATTCAATACGTCTAAATGTAACTAAAATTTTAGAAATAGGTGTTGAAACTGGAAAGTCTCATCGTATGTGGCTTGAATATTTTCCTAACGCCACAGTATACGGTTTAGATATTTTTAATGAGTCGGATAGATCGAATTACGTACGTGAATTTAATCGTTTGCAACAGTCATGCAAGCATTTGGATAGGTCTATTTTGTTTAAGGGAAACCAAGAAAATGAAGATGACTTACGTAAATTTATCGATTTATATGGCAGTGATTTCGATATCATCATCGATGACGGCGGCCATACTATGAAACAACAACAAATATCTCTAAAATGTTTATTTAATCACGTTAAACCGGGTGGATATTATGTTATCGAAGACTTACACACATGTAGCGGGCAATGGCAAACTTTATACGGTTATACAGTAATTTCACCCGGAGATACACTCACTACTGATTTATTAAAATCGTTTTCAAGGGGGGATGGGTTAATTACTGAAACTAGATATTTATCTAAGGAAGATATCATTGATATCAACGATAAATTAGAAAGTTGTGTAACGGAAATAGGCATAGAAAATTATAAAAATTTTCATTGGCCTAGTTTAATTTCCTTTATAAAAAAGTTATAATGAACAAAGTTGCGATCATTTTAGAAACTAGGGAACACCGTGCTTTAGAATTTGTATTAAAAAATGCGGCAGCTGTATTGCCTGCGGATTGGAAAATACAAGTTATGCATGGAAAATTGAATACGAATTTTGTTAAACGTATCATCGGTGAAAATGAGATTCTTAGCAATAATAATAGAATACAAACATATGAATTGCAGGTAGAAAATATTACTCAAAAAGAGAGTAGTAAGTTGTTGTTATCGCCAAATTATTGGCATTGTATCGAAGGAGAACACATTCTAACATTTCAGTGTGATTCTATTCTATGTACGAATTCAATTCATAACTTATCTGATTTTGAGCACTTTGAATATATCGGGGGCTATTGGGGCAAAAATTTATATGATTTAGACTCAGAATATAGAGTGGTTATGAATGGGGGATTGTCATTACGGAAAAAATCATTTATGTTGGATATTATTAAAACCCGTCTGAAGCCGTATTTAGAAAACGGCGGTAATCCGTGTGAAGATTATTTTGTTACGGCCTGTATATCAACAATACCCACAGTGCGACAGGTGTTGTCGTTTTCAATCGATTGCGGATATCAAGCACCTTTAAATATGGAACAGCCTATAGGATTTCATAAACCATGGGTACAAAATGCGGCTAAAGGACAGGGACGCTATTATGAAAAAATTAAACAAGTTTGTCCAGAAGTAGAAATTTTAAGAAACTTACAATAAAATTTATTATATTAGGATATATGGCATACAGAAACGGCGAATCGATGCGATTAAATACTTTTAGTTCTTTAGACTTTAAACCGAATAAGATTCTAGATATCGGAGCACACACAGGTCAATTTTACGGTTGGGCAAAGACTGAATGGCCAGATGCGATGATACATATGATTGAGGCTAATGAATATCATGGTAGTACGTTGTACAAACTTACAAAACACACAACAGATACATATACAATTGCAGTCCTAGGTGATTCGAAGCGTGATATTATATTTTATACTAGAAAAGATAAACCGCAAACTGAAGGTGCTTCATACTATAAAGAATTAGCATACTGGGATATACCGCAGTTAGTGATGGAAATTCCTAGAACTTTAGAAACTTTAGATTCGTTATTTAGTAATGATGAAAGTTTTGATCTAATAAAAATAGACACTCAAGGTTCTGAATTGGATATTCTCAGGGGCGGTGAACAACTGTGTAAAAAAGCTAAATACATAATTCTTGAAGTATCTCTTATTGATTTAAATGAAGATGCTCCTACATATGATGAAGTAACATTGTTTATGAAAAATTATGGATTTGAAGAGATAACCTCGATAGGAGAACATTATAGTCAAAATGAAATCGTCCAGAAGGACTTAATTTTTAAAAATATAAACGAATGAAAAAACGATTTTTAGATTTAGGAAAGCAACCAATAGCAAACGGATTTTTGTATCCCTCAGAAATTGAAAATGAATATTTCTATCAATTAGAAGTCGGTTTCGATGATGATACTAAATTAGTTACTCATATGGAATATGTCGATCCACCATTAATGTTTAATGAAAATTATGCATATCGAGGTTCGATGTCAAAGACAATGGTAGAACACTTTAAGCAATTCAGCGGTAAGGTCAAAGAAGATTTAAACCCTAAAACTGTATTAGAAATAGGAAGTAACGACGGAGTGTTCTTAAAAAATTGGGATACAAATAGTACGTTTGCCGTTGAACCCTGCAGTAATTTTGCTGCAGAAACTAATGCAATGGGGTATAAAACATATCCAGAATTCTGGGATATGCGACTATCGAAACAGATTTTGAATGAACAGGGTCCGATGGATTTGATATTTGCTGCAAATTGTATTTGCCATATACCGGATCTAGATGAAACATTCAGTGCAGTAAATACTCTTTTATCCGATAACGGTATGTTT